GTTGGATTTGGTAATCTTTTTGACAACATAACACTATACAGATTCAAAATAGATGAGACCGAATCTGAGAGGTTCATTGTTCCTATTACATATGCAACCAAAGAACGTTATGTTATGAGACTTGAAGCGGATTCAGAACTAGACAAAAAGGTACAAATAACTCTACCAAGAATGTCATTTGAAATGGCCGGGCTTACATATGATGCTAGTAGAAAACAAAATACCAACATCAAAAATTTTAAAGGAACAAATTCTGCAACCGGAGTTATTGCACAATACAATCCTGTACCATATAATTTTGATTTTAATCTATACATCTATGTAAGAAATATTGAAGACGGTACACAAATTATCGAACACATACTACCATTCTTTACACCAGACTACACAATCAAATTAAATTTGATTCCTGAAATGGGTATTGTTAAAGAAGTACCAATAATTTTGAATTCAACTTCACATGATATTATTTACGAAGGCGGTAGAGAAAATGAAACCAGAATGATAATCTGGACATTAAACTTTACAGTCAAAGGTTTTGTATTTGGTAAGACCACCGAAACTGGTGTTATTAATCGTGCATTTGTTTCGGTGTACAATCTAATTACCGAAGAAGATGTTGTTGAATTTAATTTGAATTTAGATTCTGGTTTTGGTACATACAAAGTTGGTGAAAAAGTATATCAAGGATATACATCAGATGATGTATCAGCAACAGGAATTGTTGTGCAATTTAAAGACAACCTACTTAGATTAAAAGCACTAACAGGAAACTTTGTATCCGATAAACCTATATACGGTATTAATACTTTGGCAAACTATAAATTCACCACATACAATCTGAACCCATTGAAATTTGTTGAAGTGGATGCTGTTGGTAGAGTATCTACAGATATCGACTTTATGACTGTTGATAAAGTTGACGCTAAGGTTGACAACACACTAAATGAAGTCTTGACAATTAACAAGGCTGCAAACCAATAAACATCAAATGAGAGAAATAAATGGCTAAACAAACAATCAATATTGGTATTAGAGCAAATGATGGTAAAGGCGATACACTAAGAACCGCATTTGTTAAATCAAATGACAACTTTACTGAGTTGTATACCAACGTTTCCAATAATGCCAATACTGCAAACTCATTATCAGCAAACAATGCCGCTACAGCACAAGGGGCTTTCAACAAAGCAAATGCTGTTTTCTTAGGTGATGTTAGTTTTACCGACACTATAATGTATAGTAATACAAAAATAGAAATTGGTAATGATCGTCACAACGAAAAAGCTTGGGGTTTATTGTACGGTCAATTAACAACTCAAGCAGCCAATACATATGGGCACAGTGTCGCATACGATTCAGCCAATAACATTTATGTTGCACTAACAACACAAAACGAAACCACAGGATTTCCACAATCAACAATTGTAAAGTTTGATTCAACAGGTGAAACATTCTGGACACGTTCTGTGCCAGCAAACACCTTATATGGCAGTTTTGCCGAGTCATTAGATATTGATGCAAACAATAACGTTTATTTGTTGACAAATATTCCATACACTTTTTCGACTCTAGTTACCAAATTTAATTATCTTGGTCAAAATGTTTGGAGTTCCATGGTTGAAGATGCCGTAGGCTCTGTGGATATTACTGTTGATGACCAAGGATTTCCATACTTTGTTGGTGAACATAACCTGTTGACTGGTCTTGATAATACAGGTGAACTATTGTTTACCTATTTTACCTCACAAACATCAGCTACAAATGCATTTTGTTGTTTTGCATTACCAAATGAAAATGGTGTTTTAGTTGGTTCTGCAAACGGAAAAGTCCACAAGTTTGATACAGAAGGTGTTTATATTTGGACAAACAACGTTGATACAAACGGAAACACAATTATAAGTTTGACTTCTGACACATCAAATAATTGGTATGCAGCATCAAATACTAACATTTATAAATTTAGATCCAATAATCAATTGATTTGGGAAAAAAGTATAACTGGTATCACAACACCAAAAATTAATTGGATCAAACATAAAGATGATTATCTATATGTAAATGGTGCAACAGTAGATGCAAACAATCAGGCAGCATTCATTACTTACAAAATTGATGCAAATGGTGCATTGGTTTGGGCCAAGGCACTAGAAATTGCAAATGCAAATCAAACAATTAGATTTGGCCACAGACAACTAGATGTTTCTGGTGATTATTTTGTTGGTATTGGTTATAACAAATCATCAAATAGTGCAAACACAAATGCAGTTGTTTATCAATTGCCTGTAGATGGTTCTCTATCAGGTACATATCTTGGTGCAAATGGTAGTTCTTGGGGTGATTTTACATATGTCGGTATACCCGAAGCAAACACAGCAACAAGTACAACTGTTGGTAGTGGCAACACAACTGTAACCATTGCAGAAAATACAGACTATACAGAAACAATGAATGTAATTGTATATTCAACTCCTGGTGGTTTGTATGAGAAGTCTGTGACGCAGTTGAAACAAAAGTGGCAGTTCGATTCTAATGGTAAAATTATACTACCATCTTCTGGAGACCCAACTGGTTTGGATTTGAGTGGTAAAAATATTGTGAATACAGGAAATGTTATATTTACAAATGGCACAACACAAAGAGCAGCTGCACTACCACTTGCAAACTTAAAAGTAATTGTTGCTGCATCATCCAGTTTTGCCGATTTTCAGAGTAGAATTGCAGCATTATAATTAATTTAAAAACTATGAATACATTTGACAAGAACATGGAAAAATTATTTGATGTAGCACCGGTAGAACAAAAAGAAAAGCCTTTGTTACCGGTTGTTACAAAACCAGAAAATGGTCCAGATTTAAAAAATGATTTGGAAGATGCATATAACCAAACAAAAGATAATCTACAGGAACTAATCGACCAAGGTAAAGAAGCCATGGAAGAAATACTCAACATTGCAAAAGCAGGACAACATCCTAGGGCATTTGAAGTATATGGTACACTACTGAAAAATGTGGTTGATGCAAATAAAGAATTACTTTCAGTACAAAAACAAATGCGTACAATGGATGGTAAACCAAAAGAAGGTGACACCAAGATTGACAAGGCCATCTTTGTTGGTTCGACCGCAGAATTGAACAAGTTACTTAAAGGTAAAGAATGAGTGGTGATTTAAGATTTGGTGAAGCGTATAGAGATAATCCTTTACTTAAAAAAGCTGGCGTCAAGGTAGAATATACTCAAGAACAAGTTGATGAATACATCAAGTGTAAAAACGACCCAATCTATTTTGCAAAAAATTATATCAAAATTGTTAACGTTGATGAGGGATTGATTAATTTTAGTATGTGGCCGTTTCAAGAGGAAATGCTTAAATTATTTGCAAGCAATCGTTTTGTTATTACCAAATGTCCCCGTCAGGTTGGTAAGACAACCACAACTGTTGCATATATGTTGTGGGAAACTATCTTCAAAGATACACAAAACTGTGCAGTATTGGCCAACAAAGGTTCTTTGGCAAGAGATATTTTGGCCAAGTATCAACTTGCATATGAAAATCTACCTATGTGGTTGCAACAAGGTGTGGTTACCTGGAACAAAGGTAACGTAGAACTAGAGAATGGTTCTAAGATTATTGCTGCATCCACATCAAGTTCCGCCATTCGTGGTGGTGCATTTAACATTGTATTCTTGGACGAATTTGCTTTCGTTCCAACAAATATTGCGGAAGAATTCTTTAACTCTGTTTACCCTGTAATTTCATCAGGTAAAAAGACAAAAATTATTATTGTGTCTACACCTAATGGTATGAATCTATTCTACAAACTGTGGATGGATTCAATCAACAAGAAGAATGATTATAAACCATTTGAAATTCACTGGTCTATGGTACCAGGTCGTGACGAAAAATGGAAAGAAGAAACAATCCGAAACACCTCAGAGAGACAATTCAAACAAGAGTTTGAAACCGAGTTCTTGGGTTCTTCTAACACATTGGTTTCGGGTTACAAGTTGCAACAATTGGTCTATGTAGATCCAGTTGCCAACCACGATTTGTTAAAAATCTATGAACATCCAGTCAAAGAAGGTGTCAACGAATCTAAATCCGACCACCTATATTGTATAACAGTGGATGTATCTGAGGGTAAGAACCTAGACAGTTCAGCGTTTTCTGTTATTGACATTTCGCAGACACCATACAAACAGGTGGCCACATATAAGAGTTCGTCTATCACACCAATATTGTTTCCTACGGTCATCTACAATACAGCCAGATACTACAACGATGCATATATTCTGGTAGAAATTAATAACAATCCACAAGTGGCAGACTCTTTACACTCGGATTTTGAATATGAGAATCTGTGGAAAATATTTACAGGCAACAAGAAACCCCAACAATTGTCTGCTGGTTTTGCTCGGGGCATTCAAATGGGTCTAAAAATGTCACCACAAGTCAAGGCAATTGGTTGTTCCAACCTAAAAACTTTGATTGAAGGTGACAAACTATTGATAAATGACTTTGATACCTATTCGGAATTAACAACTTTTGTTCAACAAAAGAATTCTTTTTCTGCGGAAGAAGGTGCAAATGATGACATGGTAATGTCTTTAGTTATTTTTTCATGGGTAACAACTCAACAATACTTTAAAGAAATTGTCAACCACGACATTCGCAAACAAATTCAACTGGAAAATATGAACCAGATGGACGATGATGTTCTACCCGCACCAATTATTGAAGATGGTTTAGAACATGATTTTGAGATAGTGGGTGGAGACCTGTGGGAAGTTGCAGACGGTTCAGAAGTATATTCAAACTTTACAAAAAAGATGATGGATCGGTTGTAAATCCGGCCTTTCATAAATACACATATGGTATTTTGCCAAAAGAACATAATAATTCAAGGAGAATAAAATGGCATTTCAAATCTCTCCAGGCGTAAATGTATCTGAGATCGACCTAACTACAGTCGTTCCATCAGTACAAACTACGACCGGTGCATTTGCTGGAACATTTCAATGGGGTCCAGCAAATAAAATCAAATTGATTGGTGACGAAATAACACTAGCTAGCACATTCGGTAAACCAGACTCAACTACATCAACATCGTTTTTTACTTGTTCCAATTTCTTGGCTTACGGCAACAGTTTAAATGTTGTCAGAGCTGTTGGTGATGCATCGTATAACGCATCAAGCGCTTCAGCTATATTAATAAAAAATGAAGATATTTATGAAATTACATATTTGTTGTCAGGTAACTCCAATACATACGGATCTTTCGTTGCAAGATATCCAGGTGCACTAGGTAATTCTTTGAAAGTTTCTGTTTGTGCTAAAGCAAGTCTTTTCTCAGGTTGGACATATGCTTCATATTTTACATCTGCACCAGGCACATCAGAATATGCAACGTCTGTAGGTGGTTCTCTTGATGAAATGCACATTGTTGTTATTGATGAAGATGGCTTTTTCACTGGTGTTAAAGGAACAGTTTTGGAAACATATGGTTTCCTTTCAGCCGCATCTGACGCAGTAATTAATGGTGTTTCAAATTACTACAAACAAGTTATTTTTAATAACTCAAAATATGTTTATGCAATGGATCCAGTTTCTTATTCTGATACAAATAGTACATGGGGCACAAGTGCAATCAATACTGTTTTTGTACAACCAACAGTAATTGCAAATATAAGTTTAAGTTCTGGTGTTACCAACGCACCATCAGATGGTAATATATCAAGTGCATATGACTTATTTGTTAACAAAGAAGCTGTTGACATTTCATTAGTATTGACTGGTGCTCATAGTGTTACAGTTCAACAATATGTAATCGACAATGTTGCCATCACTAGAGCAGATTGTGTGGCGTTTGTTTCTCCAAGATACTCAGACGTTGTTAACCAAGCTGGAAGTGAATCTACTAATATCACAAACTGGTTAGGTTCATTATCAAGAGCATCTTCATATGTTGTTGCAGATTCTGGATGGAAGTATCAACTAGACAAATACAACAACGTTTATCGTTGGA